TGCCACCATCTTTGAAGAAAATATCACCACCATCTGCATCAAGGGTAATGTCATCTGTTACATCAATTATAAAGTCATCTGTGGCTGTGATTGTATCGCCATTAATAGTTATTTCATCAACTGTAAGGGTTGTAAGAGTTCCAAGACTTGTAATATTTGGTTGTGCTGCTGTTGATAAAGTTCCTGCAATACTACCTGTAACTGTTAAATCTCCTCCAACAGAGGCATCATCTGTTACGGTTAAATCATCTTCTACTTTTAAATCTACGACATTCAAACTAGCAAAAGCATCTACAATAGCTGCACCTGAACCAGCACCATCTGAATAAACTGCTTTTACATCACCAGCAGGTATCGTTACGTTAGCACCACTGCCTTGAGAAATAATTATATTTTGTGATCCGCTAGTACCGTTTTCTATAAACCAAAGTTTAGATACGGTATTTGGACCTAGTGTAATAGTGCAAGCTGAATCAAGCGTACCTGTGTATTTTAAATAAATAGATCTGCCAGGATCTGTTGATCCATCTGCTATTGTAGTTGTGTGAGTATCTGCATTTGTGGTAATTGCTTCTGTACCAAAGCTAAAAGCCTCTGCAATAAGCTCTAAATTAGTGTTCGTAGAAGTTCCCCAGGTACCTGACTCGTCACCTGTAGCTATCTCTTTTAACCTTAAATCATTTACATAAGTTGCCATATTTTATGCTACCTCTTCCCAATTTGGGGTTTGTGTTTCATTAATTTCAGCAAAGGATGAACTTTGATCAGTATTTATATTAGCATAATTTTTTGTTTGTGTATCATCTATTAAAGACCAAACTAAAACACTACCTACAGATCCAACTGCCTCAACGCCAGTAGGTATAACATTTGCCTTTGAAATAACGGTAGGACTACCAACAGATCCTGTAGAAGATTGTCCCGTAATTTGGAGTGTAATACCTAAAGCTATAGATATTGTTCCTAATGAACTTGTGCCAGCTAGCCCTGATGGGCTTACATTTGCTTTTGCTACTAAAGTTACAGATCCTACAGATCCAGTAACTGATACACCAGATATGCTCACATTTGCTTTTGCTACTGTTGTAGCTGTTCCAAGAGCACTCGTACCTGCTAAACCAGACAAAGTAACTACGGCATTATGATGAACTGTTACAGACCCTACATTACCTGTAGCATTTAATCCTGCTACTGGAACATTTGCCTCTCCATCTACATCTACTGTAACCCCACCTACTGTTGCAACAGCAGTTGGTAAGACTGCTACTGCATCACCATTTACACCAACGCCAGATACGGCTCCTGTAGCTGATTGTCCTGTTGGTATTACATTAGCTTTTGCTACTACAGAAATAGTGCCTAAAGCACTTGTAGCTGATTGTCCTGTAAGAGTAACTGGTATAGGCTCGCCCCAAGCACCTTCACCCCAGGTGCCTCGACCCCAACCAGTAATATTAGCCATAGGAGGCTAGATTAAGCTATTCTTATAATAGCTGTACTGGCTGCTGCTGCTGGAAAAACTATTGTAAAATCACCTGCGGTAGATGTTTTATCACCACCAAAGTCAATTGTAGCTACAGATTTATTACTATCAGTTGAATTATAAATCATACAACCTCTAGCTGTAATTGTAGCTGTACCAAAAGTTAAATCAGCAAAATCAGTAAAACCTGTTGTGCCACTTGATGTAGGATCTACTCTCGTTAAATTACTACCGCCAGATGTATAGTTTGTACCACTTGCTTGACCTGTTGTAGTAAAAGCTGTAGTAGTTGCACCTAAAGTGGCTGAGCTTGTATATAAAGCTAGTTTGAAAGTATCTCCGCCTGAGTTTTTAAAGTTATGCACTGCTTCAAGAAGCTCTTTCTTGAAACTTGTGGTTAATGTTGATGAAATAGCCATATTAAATCCTTTTTATTATATCTGCTAACTCCGTATCTCCAGACTTAACAAAGTCTTGTATCAAAGTAGCTTTATAAGATTTTATAGCATTTTTTATATAAATCAAACAAACTTGGTAAATAGCGTCTCTATAGGCTCTAGCTTGCTCTTTTATATAGGGATCTTGACTATTGCTATTGCTAACAATTTTTTCAGTTAATCTTTCTGCCCAAAACTCTGGAGGATGACCGCCATAATTACTTGTTTTGGCCTCTATAAGGCCTAAGCCAGGCATACCTGCTGGTGTAATTTCATCTACCATTTTTTTGGCTCTGGTGGTTTTAGATGTGAGTCATTTCGATCTATTAGTGTTGGCTGTTGTTTATGTTCAACAATATCTAGATTACTAATTCTTTCTAGCTTAATACCATCTTCTCCCACTAAAATTATATAAGGATTTTCTAGCCTATGGTAACCATAAAGTTTTTGTTCTGCTGGCACATCTGTATCTAATAAACTAGAGGTATGTGCTACTTCAACTTGCATACCTGCAGATATACATTTACTTAACCAAAATTCTACACATGCTCTACCAGATTCAGCAAAATGTAAGTTACCTTTATATGAAAAATCTACACCAAACATTTTTAAATTAGCAACCTCATTCCAATATGCAAAGGCTACTGCGTATGCAACTGTGTTGTTAAGATAGTGACAATTAGAATATTGCACAACTTCTTCTAAAGGATATTCTACAAGACCTGGGCAACGATCATCTAATTCACATGTATATATAGGACCTTCATGTTCTTGTAGCATATCGGCCATACTTTGCGTTTGGCCACCTGCGTCCTCTGTATCCAAAAACCTAGAGGCTGGATCCATCATAAACACCCTATCGTGGTAGATTACTGATGCTACACCATTAATAGCCCATACTTCGTCAAAATGTACCCCGTGTGATTTAGCTAAATTGTAATCAAACCAGCTTTTACCCATACCAACTATAGCAACTGATTTGCCCTTAAGACTTTCTATTTGTTTCATTTATTTTAAGATACCGTTGTCCTCAAAGAATCA